GCTTGGAGAATTTTCCCTAGAATGTTTCTTACTGTATACATAGTATTACTTTATAAGTGTACTATATGGTTTATGGAACTTCCAACACCAACTTTTGAGCAATCAGGTTTAATATCTGTTGTGGTCGGAGCGGGTGCGGCATGGTTTGGACTCTACGCTGGCACGGCAAAAGACAAGATAAACTCTAAGTAAGTAAAAAATAGTTCTTGACATATGTTCATAATTTTAGTATAATATACATATGAAAATAAAACAAGAACAAATAAATAATTTTGATGTGCAAACTAAAGTTACTATGGTAACTGGTTGGATGTCAAAACGTGGGAATAAAAGACCAGTACAAGCTGAACTTTTTGGCTCTTGCGAACATTGTGGAGAATCATTTACAAGTGAGAACGAAGAATGTCCTAACTATAAATGTTGGATAGCATAATGAATTTATTTTACTTAGACGAAGATTTAGACAAAGCAGCCCAGTATCATGTTGACAAGCATATTGTCAAGATGCCACTTGAGGCTGCCCAAATCTTATGCACTACTATATGGATAGACGAATTACTAGGGTTCGTTCCTCGAGCTCTTAACGCAGAAGAAAGAGAAGTGATGAACAAGGCAAAAGCCGAGATTAAGCATTTACCTCTTGAGGAACGTCCCTACCCCTACCTACCAATGATGTACAATCATCCTTGCACTATCTGGGCAAGAGAGTCATTGGATAACCATGAATGGGTTCATTGTTATGCTAACGCATTGAATGATGAATACCATTATCGTTATGGAAAATTACACAAATCAGTAGAACAAGTAGTAAATAAACTACCAGACCCAAAGAACTTACCTCGTGTAGGATTTACAAAGTTTGGTATTGCTATGCCTGAAGAACTTAGAGACTATGATAATCCTATACAAAGCTATAGAGACTACTATCATTTAGATAAAGCAACATTTGCAGTATGGTCGCATCGTGAGAAACCTGATTGGTGGAACGAAGACTATGCTGATTACGAAAAAAGGATAACAAGATGATTGAGATTTATGGAAAAGATAACTGCCCTTATTGCGACATGGCGAAAGGTTTAGCAGAAAGAAAAGGCTTTGAAGTAGTATATAAACAATTAGATATAGACTATGGATTCTCAGAAATGAGAGAAAAGTTTCCTGGTGCAAGAACATTCCCTCAGATAATAAAAGATGGGGAATATATAGGTGGTTACACCGCACTGGAGGAGTTAATTGGTTAAGTATAAATTCAATGAAGATATAGTATTAGCAAATATAAAAGAGTATATTGATAAGACTTATAAGCAACACTATGGAACAAGTAAGATTCAGACAACAGAATTTGTGTTTGATGCAGGACATGGAGAAGGATTTTGTATAGGTAATATAATTAAATATGCACAACGTTATGGTAAGAAGTACGGAAACAATCCAGACGACTTACTGAAGATAATTCATTATACTATATTCTTATTAGGAGAACACGAAGAAGAAAAATATACTTCAGAGTACAATAACGGCAACAATGGATAAAGAAATAGTATTAATATTTATATTATTAATGTTAAAGCATACTATTGCTGATTATCTTATGCAGAAGCCTTGGAAAGATAAAGGAACATACGGTGCGCGTGGCGGTTTAGTCCACGCTTCTCACCATATAGCAGGAACTTTTGCAGTATTAATATTATTTAGTGGTTGGTTTACAGCACTATACTTGGCAGTGTTAGATGGATATTTACACTACCATATTGACTATGTTAAAAATAATATTAAAAGAATTTTTAAACTAAACAACACACATACACTATACTGGGGATTACATGGATTAGACCAATATCTCCATGTTTTGACCTACATACTTATAATATGGATAATTTATGGCAATTAAGACAAGAAAACACGAGAATTTAACAGAAACAAACATACAGCATGTGATAGAGTTATTGAACGATGAAAAGCCTATTACTAAAAAAGAAGCCTGTAGCATATTAAATATAAGTTATAATACTACAAGGCTCAATAAAATTATTGAAGACCATTTAGACACTATGGCTTATAGAGAAAGACGCAAGTCCCAAAACAAAGGGAAGGGTGCAACAGAAATGGAAATTAAACAAGTAGTAAATTTCTACTTGGATGGAGCAAATGTATCTGATATAGCCAAAGGGTTATATAGGTCACCTGCCTTCATCAAAGCCATAATTGATAGAGTAGGTATTCCACAGAAACTTGCTCAGACCGATTATGAAGGACGCAGAAACGCAATGCTACCAGAACAATGTGTAGCAGATGAGTTTAGAGTCGGAGAAAAAGTATGGGCAGTTCGGCAGAACTATCCAGCACTTGTTGAAAAGGAGTTAAGACCTGAAGGAGCTGAAGAAAGAGGATATCGACTATATCTATGCTACACTATAGAATGTGGGCAAGAAGATTTGAAAGGTAGTTATTTTCCTCACTTAAGTTTTGCAGGAAAATATTATCCTTTGGCTACCTATGAAATGGGTAAACTACAGCATCTGCAAAAGTATTTATAAGGAGAAGGAAAAATGGAATTATGGCAGATTATTGCTGCAGTATATTTAGCGGGCGTAATAACGTCAATGTATAGTATATGGTGGCCGTCTTATAAATTAATTAGAACATTAGCACCTACTAATATAGTAGCGCAGAAACCTCTAACTTCTTTTATAGTAGTATTTTTTATATTCTGCTTATTTTTTCCAGTACTAATAATAACATTTATAATACCAAGTAGACTAGAGGGTTTTATAAGAGGCTTCGTTAACGGAGTTATAGACATTAAATAATGGCATATAGTAAAGAAGTAGTAAAAAGATTTGAATCAGTTTTACAAAACCCAGAGGCACACTCTGTTGGCCGCTTTGACCCAAAAGATGGGAATGTAGCAACAGGAATGATAGGTGCTCCTGCATGTGGTGATGTAATGAAACTACAACTAAAACTTGACGAAAACGAAAAGATTATAGATATTAAGTTTAAAACTTATGGATGTGGTAGTGCTATTGCTAGTTCTACTATGTTTGTAGAGATGCTAAAAGGTAAAACAATAGAAGAAGCAAAATTAATTAAAGACAAAGATATTGCAGAAGCTTTAGACCTTCCCCCAATAAAATTGCATTGTTCAGTTTTAGCAGAGGGAAGCATAAAAAGTGCAATCGAGGACTGGGAAAGAAAAACCCAACATAGGAGACACAATCAATGTACGACGACTTAGTAAAACATTTAGAAGGACAAATGGCGTATCATAGAGCTAACTGTAGAGTTTATATGAGAAATTCAGCGGGTATTGGAGAACATAATGATATTATGGCTTCAATAAAAGAAGAACTATCTAAACTTGCAGAAGCAGAAGATATGTTAAATGCCTTAAAGAAACATTTAAAATAATACCAATTATTATAGATAACAAAAAATAGTTCTTGACAATTGGTTATAATTTTATTATAATATATTTATAAACAAAAAACAAGCAAATATGAGCGACAGATATTACCAACAGATGCGAGACACCACAGGGTGGGCATTTGGTATGCCAGAGTTCATGCGCAATAACAAAAAATATAGGAGAAGAAGAATGGCTTGGACAGACGAATCTAAAGAGCAAGCAGTTGAAATGTATCAGGATGCAGAACCTACACCTGAGACTTCAATGGAGATAGTAAAAGACATCGCTGAAGAACTTGGGGAAAGCCCAAACGGTGTTAGAATGATATTAACAAAAGCAGGAGTATATGTAAGAAAAACTCCAGCAGCTAAGTCAAGTGGCGGTAGCACAGGCGGAGGTAGAGTTTCAGTTGCAGATGCACAAGACAAACTTACTTCAGTTCTAAGTGATGCAGGTCAAGAAGTAGATGCAGCAATAGTATCAAAACTAACTGGTAAAGCAGCAGTCTATTTCACAACAGTTATAGAATCATTAAATAAGTAGTGTAATTTAGTGTATTGAGGCAGTCTTCGTGATTGCCTCAATTTTTTGCATCTTAAATAAGTGACCAAAAATTTAACAATTCAAAAGAGTTTTTGTTAGTTTAAATTGGAGGAAACATGAAAAAACCAGAGTTTGAAAAGAAACTGGACGACGCAGGAGATGCCGTCATCACTTACAGGAGTCAAAACTCTCGTAAACTAAAGTACAATGTTTGTACACGAGATTTTAGCACTCAATATATCAAAGGAAAAAAGAATAGAGCAAAGGAAGGTCAACACACTTCCTTATTATTTTGTTGGGACACAGATTCTTATAGAATACTTGTGCCTGAAAATGTAACGAGCATTGTGCCTCTTAACCGAGTTATACGCAATGATTGATTTAGATGCACCAGCAATTTATGAAAAAATGATACAGGAAACTGAACACGAACAAGTTAAGTTGGTAATCAACACTTTTCGTGAAACAGAGTACATATCCCTAAGAAAATACTATCTTGACTTTGATGAAGAATGGAAGCCTTCTAATCAAGGTATAACAATACCAATAGACATGGAAAATACTAGAAACCTGTTCCAAGGTTTAGTAGAGATTCTTTCCTTAGCAGAATCAAAAGCAATCATAGAAGAAAATTTCAAAGATTTGCTGGATGAAATCTACCTCTAAGAAAAATAGTTCTTGACAATTCCTTAGAAATTGTGTATAATATATGTATGATTATAAAAGGACAAATGACATATGACCAACACGGTCGCAGACGCAAGAGCAAGTTCACTAAGGCTGTAAGAACCAAGCAGCCTGAGTGGAAAACCTTCGCTCCAGACACTACATTTCGTAGAACTACGAAAGAATACCCTTCGGCTCCATTGAGTCAATACTCAACCCCTACAGATACTTCTTACAAGCAAAAAGCAAGTGAGAACTATACTGTCTCGATTGCGTATAACAAAGGGGCATATCAAGTAATACCAAAAGATGAAGTTAAACACATAGGAAAATAATGAACAAGTTAGAGGAATTTTTAAAACAAGCAAAGGTAGACTATTACAATGGCGACCCAAGTATATCTGATGAAGTCTATGACAGATTAGAAGAACAAGTTGGGGCTACTGCTATTGGTACAGATGAAGGCACAAGAATACCTCACATGTTTCCTATGTACTCTTTACAGAAAGTTTATAAAGGAGAAAAAGACCCACATACTTTTTTACCTGGAGTAGTAACTGTTACACCTAAATTGGACGGGGCTGCAGTTAGTATTCAATATATAGATGGACAACTAACAATGGCACTTACTAGAGGAGATGGCAAGAAAGGTTTAGATATTACAGATAAGATTAGACATCTAGTACCAAATGTAATATCCTTCAAAGCACCTCACCAAGTAACAGGAGAGATAGTAGCCCCAAAAGAAATACCCAATGCTCGTAACTATGCAGCGGGTGCGCTTAACTTGAAAGATATTGAAGAAGTTAAGAGAAGAGATTTAACTTTCGTAAGTTATGGTGTACAACCTGCTATCTGCCCTGACTGGGTAGAAGATATGAGAATGTTACAGCATGTAGGATTCAATACAGCAATTGATTCAAACTGGGAACAGTTTCCACAAGATGGAGATGTCTGGAGAATAGTTAGCCACAAAGAGTTTGATGAGTTAGGGTATACTTCTCATCATCCTCGTGGTGCTTTCGCTCTCAAAGAAAAGCAAGAAGGCGTAGTTACAAAACTACTTGATGTTAAATGGCAAGTAGGAAAATCAGGTGCAGTTTCTCCAGTAGCAATACTAGAACCCTGTATAATAGGAGAAGCAACAGTTTCAAGAGCAACCCTACATAATATGGCTATCATCGAAGCATTAGACTTACAGATAGGATGTATGGTTGAAGTAATAAGAGCAGGGGAAATTATTCCCCAAATAGTAGCGAGAGTAGACTAATGAAAGAATACGAAGTATATTCAGAATATATGGAAGGAACACGAGTCGGACAAGTAGTTCGACATCTTCAAAATAAATATTGGGGAGTGTATCTTA